TAAAGAATTAAAAGGATTCCCTGATTACTACGCCGGTAGTGATGGATTAATCTATACAACAAAGATATCCCCAAGATACAACCCTAAAGGTGAACTAAGAGTACTAAGACCACGTACCCATCCAAGCGGTTATTTATACTATGGATTATTCGTAGGTAAAGGTAAAACTAAAGCAAGATATTGGAGGAGAGGACATAGATTGATAGCTCAAACATTCTTAGGTAATATTCCTAAAGGATTAGAGGTGAACCACGCAGACGGGGACAAACATAATAATCATCCATCAAACTTAGAGTATATGACAAGACAACAAAACATTACTCACTATCACACAGTAACAAAACTAAATAAGAATGTGCATAATTAAATTAGGAAACATAGTAGATGGATTAATCAACGTAATCACATTAGGTTGGGGTAAAGACTTAGCAGGATGGATAGCTAAAAGATTCTTTAACTTAGATGATTGTGGATGTGAAGCAAGACGTATCTATTTGAACGAGCTATGTGGATGTAAAGAAGGAATTAAATTATAATATATGTCAGAACAAACAGCACCTGTACCAGAAAGTAAATACGCACCGCTTAACTTACAAGAGTTTCAAGAACTAAAGGAACACTTAGAAGGAATTAAATCGTTCCTTCCCGAGCATCTAATGAGTACTCTATGGAGCAAGTGTAACGCAATAAGAGGTGAAAGGACAAACCAACCATGTTCGTGTAAATCATCAGCCGGTCTATGGGGAGCATGTGTTGCAGACTTAAGACAATTTGTAAGAGAAAGAGATGCAGAATAAGAGATTAGAAAATACAAAACGATTAGAAGTTCTGTATAGAGAATCTCACAAATGGCTATTAGCAGCTACATTCAATATTGTAAAGGATAGAGAAGTAGCTGAAGATTTAGTTGGAGAGCTTTATGTTTATTTAGGAGAACGAATCAATCCTGCTTTATGGTGGGGACAATCATTCAACGTAATGTATTGTTACGCATTTGTAAAGAGTAGATTCCTAAACAAAGTAAAAAGAGATAAGAAAATCCAATATCAAGCCAATACGGAATCGGACACACCTGATGATGAATACGATATAGATTCAGATGAGAAGATAGATAAAGCATATAATGATGTAATAGATGAGCTAAAGAATATGGAAAGAACCAAACTATGGCCGGCATCTAAATTAGCACAATTATATTTCTTTGATGATAAGATGACATTAGAGAAGTTATCAGCAGAAATTAAGATATGTAAATCCACATCCTTCACACAAATCAAAAGAGCTAAGAAACACCTTAGAGAAACAATAGAGAACCCATTCATAAGCAATTCTTAGGTGGTCTCCTGATACGTTCACTACAAAGGTGAGGGTTTATGTTAGAATATATATAAATGTATAAATAACACAAAATAACATATGGCATTTGAGAAAGGAAATAAGTTAAGTAAAGGGCGCCCTAAAGGAGCAGTTAATCGTTCAACTGAAATGATTAAGCTATCTTTAGCAAGAGCTGTGGATTCAACTCTATCAACCTTATCAAAAGATTTAGAGGATATTAAGAAGAAAGACCCACAAGCAGCATTAGAATTAGCATTTAAGCTATTAGAATATACAATACCTAAGTTGAGTAGAACGGAAGTGAAAGCAGAGGTGAATCAAAGAATAGAGCAGATTACTGTAAATGTAACTCAAAAGATATTAGATGAATCTGGAAATTAATACAACCATCACTTATACCAATCAGGATAATTCACCAACAAGGGTGACTCATCATATTGGAGGAACACGTAGTGGTAAGACATACGCATTACTTCAATGGTGTATCGTTAAAGCGCTTGAAAAGAAAGAGATAATAACAATAGTAAGAAAGACAATACCATCGCTTAAAAGGACTGTAATGAAGGATTTTAAGGATGTGATGCAATTGTTAGATATATGGAATGAAAATAATTTTAATATATCAGATAGAATATATACGTTCTATAATGATTCAATAATACAATTCATATCAACCGATGATGCTGAGAAGCTAAGAGGATTAAAATCAAATATATTATGGTTGGAAGAAGCACAGGAGATAGATGAAGATTCCATGTTCCAATTATCCATAAGAACAACAGGTCCAATCATATTAAGTTATAACCCAACTGTTTCACCCCAGCACTGGATACGTCTTATGGGTGATTGTAGCAGATACTTTACAACCTATAAGAACAATCCTTATTTAGATTCTACAGTTAAGAAAGCAATTGAGGAATTAAGAACATCTAATCCAAAAGCATGGAAGGTTTATGGTTTAGGAGAATGGGTAGGTAATGAGAAAGCTATATTTGAATTCACCAGCGTAGAGTGGTTACCAAATGAAGCTGAGTTTGTTTGTTTTGGGCTGGATTTTGGCTACAGTGCGGACCCCACTGCCCTGGTAAGCATTTTTAAGATGAATAATGAGCTTTACTTTGTTGAGCATTGTTATGAGAAAGGAATGACAACATCTGATATTCATAATATGTTAAGTGGAGTTGTAGAAGGTAGACAAGAGATATGGGCTGATAGTGCAGAACCAAGACTAATAGATGAGCTATATAAATTAGGATGGAATATAAAGCCTGTAATCAAAGGAAAGGATAGTATAAACTTTGGTATTCAGGTAATGCAGAACTATAAGATAAACATTCCTAAAACATGTCAGAATCTAACTAATGAGTTCTATTCGTATGAGTGGAGTAGTGATAGATTTGGTAAGCAATTAGATAGACCAATAGATTTTAATAATCACTTAATAGATGCAGCTCGTTACGGATGTATGATGAGATTGAGTAATAAAGCAACAGCTGCCGGCAAATATGTAATCAGCGTAAGATAAATAAAAACAAATAATATGATAGAAACAAATTACCATCCGGATTGGCAAAGAAATAGAATAGATTTTATTCTGTCAAAATATCCAAAAGAATTCTTTAAAGGTAAAAGAGTATTAGAACTAGGAGCATATAATGGCTACATAGGTTCTAGAATAGCTGAATTAGGTGCTGATGTACTTTGTTTAGAAGGAAGACCTGATAATGTATTTAATATTCAAAGAGATTATCCAAATGTTAAAGTAGAATTAGCAAATTTAGATACTGATGTATGGAGATGGGGACATTGGGATATTATTATAAACTTTGGATTATTCTATCATTTAGAAAATCATCATAAAGAGCATATGAAAAATTGCTTAGATAATTGTGATATAATGCTATTTGAAACAGTAGTATTTAATTCAGATGATAATGAACTATATGTTGCAACTGAATATGGATATGACCAATCTTTAACTGATAGAGCTGGAACGCCATCAACTTCATATGTAGAAAGTTTATTTAATGAATCAGGCGTAACATATGAAAAGTTTACTGATAATTCTTTAAATGGAAATGGACATCATTATGACTGGCCAGATACAAATACAAAAGAATATAATGCATGGTCTAGAAGATTTTGGATAGTAAAAAAATAAATAATATGGAAAACGAATTAGATTTAGACAACCTTACAAAAGAGGATTTTATGCAAATGGCAACGTATGTAGCTCATGTGGAAAGAGAAAGAGTTACTATGTTTGAAGAATTAAAGAAGACTAAGGCTTACTTAACTGCTACCTTACAACAAAGGAATTCAGCAGAGATGAAGTATCAAAACCTATTAGCTCAAAAGACTGCACCTATAATTCCACTAACTGAAATTACTGTAGTTAATACTGAATTGGATTTAATTAACCCAGAACAATGGGCAGTACCTAAAGGAAAGGTAATTACAACACCAAAATCAAATAAGATATAATGAAGCAAGAAATTAAAATAGAAGTACCTACTAAATGGAGTGCTGTAACTCTAAGTAAGTATTTAGCATTAAGAAAAGATTTGGACACGTATGCTGGTGAAGAAGAAGCTATAACTGCTTGTTTATTTCATCACCTATGCGATTTTCCATTAGAGTACATACAGCAATTGAATATAGATACATACATTGCTATTAGACAAGATTTAATTAATTTCTTTAATAATATAGATTTACCTCTACAAAAGTTTATTACAATAGATGGAGTAGAGTATGGGTTTGAGCCTGATTTAAGTAGAATGGCTTATGGTGCTTATGTGGATATATCAAAGTACGAAACCTTTGAGATAAATGAGAAGTGGGCTGAGATTATGAGTATTCTTTATAGACCTCTTATTAAAAAGACAGGTAAGTTATATGATATTAAAGCATACGATGGTAATATAGATGGAGAACCTTTTATGAATGTCAGTATGGATATTCACTTTGGCACACTTTTTTTTTTGAAAACTTTATTAAAGGACTTGCTGAAAGA